ACCCCATATTGAAAAAGGTTATAGACTGGCGATTAACAGCGCAGGGGCGAATGGAATCTCTTGAAAATAAAGAATATCTACTCAAGAGAAAGGCCGACTGTCTCATAGAGAAAGGTAAGCGTAAATGACGAATCCATTTGAGGGGCTTACTGACTCTCTAACAGATGAACAACGAAAGTTACTGATTGAGGCATTAGGTGTCGAGGGGGCGCGTCCCATGACTCCACCTAAGAAACGTATCGCTAAAAAGGCCCCAATCAAAAAGGTTGCCACTAAAAAAGTGGCCAAGAAAGCCCCACCTAAGAAGAAAGTGGGCCGTCCTACTCAGAACGATTTCACCGCGCCAACACGTCCAGACGGTGGTGTTAGTGTTGGTAAGCGACCCGTTAAATTCACTGGTAACGAGTGGAAAGACACTGGTGGCGAACGTAACGCTAAGACAAAGCCGCCCAAGAAGAAACTAATTCCAGCACCACGCACAAGACCAGAAGCAAAAGAAGTAGATTTGGTTTGTAGTGTGTGCGGTCGTAAGTTTAAGGTGCCAGCCGCAATCGCTGGTGGCGAGTTTAGAACACACCAACGATGCGACAGATGTACTGGATAACACATGGAATTGATGGATGTAGGGGCCGAACGCGCAGTTTTGGCAGGATTGTTTACTTATGGGCTTGAGGCGTATGTTGAGATCAGTGATATCATCACTAGTTCTACGTTCGCCAACCATAACAATCAGCTAATATACCTGTGCATCGAGAAAACTATCGTCAATGACGGGTTGGTTGATTTACCATCGCTTTTGTCTGCTGCTAAGCAGATGGGCTTTGAGGAAATCCTAACCACCAAAAACGAGTTGGAATACATCAAGTCTTTGATGGACTTTCCGATCAAAAAGAAGAACGTACCAAAGTTCGCAGCCCAGATCAAGAAATTCGAGTTTGCACGCCACATTAAGAAGCTGGCTGAAGGAATGGCCCGCGAAGTTTCTGAGATCAATGGCGATGAAACAATTGACGAAATCATTGCAATGGCTGAGGGGCCGCTTACGGAGTTCCTACGTGAAGATACGCTTGGTAGCAAGCCTGAAAAGATTGGAGATGGCGCTCAAGCCTATCTTGAATATCTTCTTTCCAACCGAACAGAGCAAATGGGAATACCGACGGGTTATCCCAGATATGATGCTGCAATCGGTGGTGGACTCAGAAGAAAGTGTGTGGATTTGGTTTCCGCCCGTCCCAAGGTTGGAAAGTCTGTGTTTGCGGACAACGTTGCTCTCGACGTTTCTTCGCGAGGGATACCAGTCCTCATGCTCGATACGGAAATGAGTAAAGAGGATCATCTGAATCGTATTGTGGCTAATCTAGCTGGAGTATCAATCAATGAAATTGGCACGGGAAGATTCGCTGACGACGTGGAAAAGATTCGTCGGGTCACTGACGCCTTCAAACAACTTGAGTCGTTGCCTTATACCTATGTTAGTGTCGCTGGCGCACACTTTGAAACCATACTTAATACAATCAAGCGATGGATTATACAAGAAGTTGGAACAGATGAGAATGGTCGAACAAATGATTGTGTTGTCGTCTACGACTACCTGAAGTTGATGTCGTCTAGTTCAATTACTAACAACCTTCAGGAATACCAAGCGTTGGGTTTCCAAATTACCGCGCTCCACAACTTAGCTGTGAAGTTCGATTTCCCATGTCTCTCGTTCGTACAGTTGAATCGCGATGGAATCACGAAAGAATCCACTGATGCTGTCTCAGGGTCTGACCGCCTTATTTGGTTATGTACATCGTTCTCAATCTTTAAGCATAAGTCTCCAGAGGAATTCGCGAACGACGGACCAGCAGCGGGTAATCGAAAGTTGGTTCCAATTGTTAGCCGTCATGGACCGGGAATGGAGGATGGCAACTACATCAACATGAGAATGATTGGTGATCAGGCTAAGCTAATTGAGTTACAGACACGAGACGACCACGAGAATGCCCGTGCTACTGGTGGGGCTATTCCGGGGTCGGACGTACCTTTTGACGTTGATGAACCTGTGGAACCATACGATGATGAAGACAACTGGGAACCTTGACATTCGACGTGTCAAGGATGTCGTCTTCGGGGATTTGAACAAGCTACTGAATAGTTTTGACATTGATTACGAAATCTTTGATGATAACTATCACTGTAAGTGCCCGATCCACGAAGCAAGCGATAACGATAAAGCTGTCAGCATTTCCATACCTAAGCGGTCGTGGCGTTGTTGGACTAGGGGGTGTCATGAACAATACGGAACGGATATTTTTGGGTTTGTTTCTGGTATATTGTCTCGTAGACAAGTTAAAGAAGCGACCTTTTCCGATGCTCTTAGATATATCTGTGGCGTGTATAACGTTGGCGGGGATTTTGCTCGCGTAAATACCACCACAACGACCCCAAACCCAAACCAAGACTTTTGCGACATTGTAAAGGTATTCCATGAAAATCGGACGCACAACAATCTATCAATTCGATCAGGGGGCGATGGAGGGTTACAACTTCATACCGGATACATACGAACAAATTCTTCAGTGGATTTACGACCATCAGACTACTTCCTCCGCAGAGGGTATTCGGAATCAGTGCTTCAAACTTTTGGAGTTACCGATTGCTACGATAAACAGTCGCCTTTCTACTTGCGTTCGACTATTCCCGTAGAAAACCTTAACGGGACTCAAATTGGTGTGATAGCGCGGGCCACGAAAGACTGGATACTTCCAAAGTACATTTTCACCAAAGGTATCGTCAAGTCCCTTTACCTTTACAATTATCACAGAGCCATAGAAAAAGCCCAAGAATTAGGGGCTTTATTCATCTGTGAGGGACAGGGGGATGTGTGGCGTTTATGGGAAGCTGGCGTTCACAACGCCGTTGGAATTTTCGGCAAAGAAATCTCGTCAGAACAGAAAACGTTGTTACTAAATAGCGGAATCACGACTATAGTAGTAGTAACGGATAATGATCAGGCGGGTCGCGAATCCAAGATCAAAATTCAACGTGAACTCAATCGGTATTTCACCGTTAAGTTTCCAAGATTCAAAACTAAAGACATCGGTATGATGTCGGTCGCTCGTGTCAATTCTGACATTTTAACACAAGTACAGGGGCTTTACTGATGACTCATATTATTGCAGTTGCGGGTAAGAAACAGTCTGGCAAGAACACTTCCGCAAACCATCTTCATGGTCGTGTATTGAAAAACTTGGGGTCTATCTCAGATTTCGCTCTTAGTACAACTGGTGAGCTTCAAATCGAGACCGTGAATGCTGAAGGCGTCAAGGGGTGGGGGCACCTTGATATCAACCGTAAAGACGATCAGTTTGTCAACTACGCAGAAGCCAACATTTGGCCCTATGTGAAGGTCTACGGATTTGCTGACGCCCTCAAACAACTTTGTGTTGAGCTATTTGATATCCCATCTATCAATGTGTGGGGCACCGACGACGACAAGAACGTGGTAATGCCCCATCTTCTATGGGAAAACATGCCGGGTATCACACCACGCAAATCTCGTGGTAAGGCAAAGTCTCCCTATCCAACATCCGGCCCTATGACCGCCCGTCAGTTTCTTCAGTATTTTGGTACTGAGGTTATGCGCAAGATGTATGGGGATATCTGGGCTAACTATCTTGTGAAGCAAATTGCTCGTGAGGGTAGTGATTTAGCCATCATCGCCGACATGAGATTCCCCAACGAGGTTGAATCTGTTCTCAAGGTGGGTGGTACGGTTGTACGTCTCACACGAGATATTTTCCACGATCAACACGAGAGTGAAGTCGCCCTCGATCCTCAGAACTTTGATCAATCCAAGTTCACGTATGTCGTTGATAACGACGGCCCTGACTATAGTATTGGGGACTTGTGTACTGATCTTGATAAAATCTATCGGGAGATCACCCAAAAATGATGGATTACAAGTGTTGGCGCTGCCAGAAAAACTACGTCAACCAATTAGAAGGTTGGAATTATTGCCCTGAGTGTGGCGCTCCTATTCAGGATCGTCATAAGACCCAGCATCCACATTTCATAAGTGGATTGACGCTATCGTCATCATTCCAAAACTTGCCTGCTGTTACAGGAATTGAAGATGGACTTCTCAATCCAACCGGGGTTAGCGAGCCGTGAAGCGCTAGCAGTAATGAATAGCGCCACTAAACTTGGTTACAACTATGCGTTCAGAAAAGAAGCCCTACGTGGCACGATTCCAATTGGATCGGTGCAGTATTGTGAATCCGTCCTGTCTTCACGATTTACTCAGTACCCAATTGACTTCTACCCCGAATTTTTGGCTACTAGACTATTTCGTAAGGTCGGTTATGGGGCCTTTGGATTCATGGAGAGCAGTGGGCACTATTCTCCGATTAGGCGTCCAGACATATTTCTCAAACCAGCAAAAGTCTGGAAGGGGTCGTTTACGTCGCGAGTAGTTCGCTGGAATGAAACGGTTCCCATTGATTGGTATTACTGGTCTGAGCCTGTGAATTTTGTAGATGAGTGGCGTTACTACGTGGCAGATAGTCACGTAATTGATGCCGGTTGGTATGACGGGCAACACGAAGATTTAGTCCCTCCCACCTTTCCAATACACAGAGACGACATTCCATACGGATGGTGTGGAACGGTCGATATGGGCGTCTTAGAGAATGGTGAATTGGCTCTTATTGAGGCACACGCCCCATTTGCTTGTGGGTGGTACGGCGAGAATCATGAAAACTACTTAAGATGGCTCCAGATCGGCTGGAGCGGCTATTGTTTACGTGGTGGAG